GAAACGTCTAACTTGAAATCTCTACTACCGCTAGTAGCCATTATTTACACTTATTAGGACGTCGAGCTTTACCCCAACCGCGGGGTTTAGCTTTAGCTTTAACCATACCGCCTTTAGCGTAGCCAGCTCCCTTGGCTTCATTCATAGCGGCGGCTTTCATAGCGGCGGCTTTTTCATCGTCTCTCTTTTTAGTCTCGGACGCGCGCTCCTTCATCCTCTTTTCACGCGCTTCCGCACTTCCCGTTGGTTTAGAGTGTGATGGTATAGTCGGTTTATATCCCATTGGAGCTCCTAGTTGTAAACAACGGTGCAACTCGTAACATTACTGAGCGTAGCGTATGAGCTAGTTTCGCACCTAATAGGTGAGTCACTAAGGTTAATGTACTGAGTGGCTGTGGCCGCCGCCGGAGTAGCTACTGTTAGCAGTGCCGTGCCGCCAGTGCCACCATCTTTTATGATGACAGACCCCGCAGTGCCAGATGCTACGTAGTAAATACCGACTACCCTAGAAGGACCTCCAAATACAGCCCCGCTAGATGTAACAGTAGTGGATTTAGAATCACTGTGCATAATGTTCTCCTAGTTTAATTTACGAGAACGTAATAGCGCCGTCTAGTTTAGTTTGTCCATTGATAAACCAATTAGTACCGTCGCATTGCATTTCTACGAAGTCACCTACAGTTTCCAGAGATGCGACAAGCGTTAGAGTTGTATCCCCAGATGCAGATGGACCGTCATCTGAAGTGTCAACTTCAAGCTCGTTAATACCGCCGTACAGAAGCGTACTAGTAGCTGCAATAGTGTGCGCAGCTGATGTAGCTAGCCCACTAATAAATTTGAATGATAACCCTGCTGCTGGAGAAGGGAGGGTAACAGCAATAACAACAGACGCGTGAGATAAAACATAAGTCTTACCATTGTCCGTAGAAGTCAATGTTTGAGATGCTGTAATAGTTTCGATTGAACCGGTGCCCGGAGCAAATCCATTAGTAGAATTTACTGGGCCAGAAAAATGTGTGGCTGCCATGATTTAGTTCCTCTTTAGGCTTTGAGTCAACTCTGGATTGTTCCAGATATATACGTGTAGCTTTATTTGTAGCTAATTTGTTTATACGCCCATACAAAATAAGTGTCAAGCATAAAAAAAGGGCCCCGAAGAGCCCTCTTTCTTGTAGTCAAACGCTTACGCGCCCGGGCTACCGTAGACACCTAGAGGATCGCTCCAGCCGAAAGAATATCTCTCTCTAGCTTTATAACGAACATTTCCAGTATCAAAATCACCTTCCATCTTAGTAGATAGAGGTACACGGGTAAACATCTTCATGCCGTTAGGGCAGTCAGTTGTTAAGAACCATGCGTCTGTATCAGTTAAGAAGTGGTTGATAGAATACCCCTGAGGTACAACGCCGTTAGCAACAACAGCACTGATATCGTTATCAGCTGTAGCTAAACGACCTTCTGTTTCCAAAAGACGAGTAGCGACGAACTGTAACGCAGGTGGGATAATTAACTTCTTAGGTTTAGCCGCAATCAATAGATCACGCTCGTCAGTCCAGCCTGCGATGTTAATAACGGCATTCTCTAAAGAAGTTTCGTTAAGATCAGCCGCTGTAGTTGGACGGTTAGAGTTAGTGCCGCCAGATACTAGAGGGTGAGCGGTGTTGATTAAAGAAACACCATCGCCTCCAGTATAGGAAGAACTAAACGCATTATTTAATACGTTCGCTGCTTTTACCTGTTTAGTGTAAGACATAGCTCTCGCTAGTGCCTTTGTATAACGGGAAGACAAGCTATCGTACAAGTTATCCTCTACAGCTTCCTCAGTAATTGAGAAACCTAAAGCGATAGTCTCGTGACTATAGCGAGAAGTAAATGCTTCCTGAGCCGTATCATAATTGATAGCCTCGCCTTCACCTTTAACAGGTGCAGCTGAGAATCCAGATAGTTTTACTTCTTCTTCAAAAGAACGATCAGAGCTTTCAGACTCGAAAATCTCTTTGTGTTCTTCCCCGTAACGTTTGTACTCCATACCGAATAACGCATTGAGACCCGGTAGGAGCTCTTTCAGCATCTGTGCGCGTGAAATAGCCATTATTTAGTCTCCTATACGCCAGTAGTATTATCGTACGAATGCCCGACGTTCCACTTAACAATAGCTTCGGTAAAACCACCAGAGCTATTTTTAGTTTCTTCGACGAGATCAACAATACGTAATGGTAATGTGTTGGTAGTAGCAGCGGTATCAGAGATAGCTGCCTTAGAGTTACCAGTAACAGTAGAACCTGTATTGTCGACCATAGCAGCGTTCAAACCTACGTCAGTAAGCGCGAAGTCACCAATAGTTGTACCAGAAGATACAACAGCTACTTTAAACAACTGGTCTGGGTCGTCGCATACATACGCAAAAGCGTCTGAAGCCACAGTTGACGCAGGCCAATACTGGGAATAGGTAGGTCCATTAGTCGCATCTGTATAGAAGCAGCCAAGAAACACACCTACAGGAGCCATAGCAGCATCGGGCGTTTCAAACTCGATAGTGCCAGCGGCAGTTAAACCAACAGGGTCGCCAAAAAAGATGTTCGTAGCATAACCACTAGCAATCGAAATATTACGATTTGCCCCGTTGTCAGCACGTCCGCCTATTTTACCTGTTGGTTTCAGCCCATAAGGGCCAGAAATAGTAGGGTAAGCCATGAAAAAATCTCCTTAAGGAAAATTAAATTGTTATGACCCTCTACCGAAAGTTACTTTAGAATCACGATCTTTAAATAACGGCATGCGCGGATCATTCTCCCGCATAAAACTGTTATCTACAGATTCCATCTGAGCTTTACTGTTACCGTGATAATAATCTTCTCGCTGTTTAACTAAATCGTCAGGCATCTTACATAAGATAACCCCACCAGTTTCAACGAGTCCAGAAGCTATAGCGCTTTTATCAAGTACAGTTCGCATCTCAGGATGAGCCTTAATGGCGCACGGTTCCCAGCCTTCTCTGGTTTTACGAGAGAAGTTAGTAGGATCTTCAACTCCAAGCATGGAGCGTCGTACCCATCTAAAGGTATAACCCTCTTGTGGTATAGGATCGGGCAGTAGACTAGCTGGCTGCCATTGTTTTGTGCGGGTTTCATTCTCCCGAGTATCTGTTTCTCGCGGGCTTCGACTTTTATTAGGACTCGACATATTATGCTCCTTTACTAATTTTTTCCAGCTCACGATAGTAAGCCTCGTTAGACACACCAAGCCGTTTAGCTATAGCAGCCTGAGACTTATTTAGCACTACCTTCCTACCTTTAGGCGTCCGGCCTACTGGCGCAACAACGGTAGAGGGTTGTTGCTTTCCTTTTGGAGCTCCTCCGAGTTTATCAGGGAACACTTCTTTCATGCGAGCGTCGATGCGCTCGTAGTAATGATCGCTTGAAGGGGGTACACCCTCCTTAACTAGTTTCTGATGTAACCCCAGCGCAAAACTGGTCATTTCATCGTCAGCACCAAACCATTCGTTAGTTGCACCCCAGTCCTGAGCTCTATCATCTACTGGAGCTGGTTGAGCTGGTGGTGGAGATTTTAATGCCTGTGGTTCTTTATATACAGGATTTGGATTCTGTTGTAAAGCGTATTGAGGCCTTATACTCTGGACTCTGGAGTGATCTATAGTAGCTTCATTCAACTTATGCTGAGCTTCAGTTATCTTTTCTGAGTCTCCATCCTCGTAAGCATCGCGGTAGAGCCGTTTAGCAGCATCTACAGACAATGCTGCTCGTCGCTTAGTTTCTTCCAGCGCCCAAGCTTCCCCAGTACTAAGTTTCTGACGTAGGGCGTTACGCTCATTCAGTAGCTGCTGGGTTAAGTTAGCGGCTTCGTCCCGCTCTCGGGTAGCTGCTTCTTTAGCGCGACGTTCATCGTGCCACACCTTTTTCATCTGAGATATGCGCTGTTGTACCTTAGTTGAGTAGTTCTCAGCTTCAGCGGAGCTATCTAGATCTTCCAACTCATCAGATAAGTTTTTCGGTAGCGGATTGTGGTTCTTATCTGCCTCCGGGGTATCATCAGACACTTCAACTACGAGGTCTTCTTCCTCTTCGCTGGGGGTACTCTTATCTTCAATTTCGTCGCCGACAATATACTCAGTGTCGGCGAATGTATCTTTAGCTTCGTTAGCCATAATATATCTCCTAAATGCGGGAATATCCCGTTGGATCTGCGACTACTGCTTCCACAGAATCGTCATTAATTAATCTAAATATCTCTTTACCGAATATTTTAAACCTAGTACCTGAATAAGCTCGAATAAGAATAAAGTCGCCTAGTTGACAGTAGGGACCAGAAGGAAACTTAGTTTCGTCTTGATACGCGTCTGGCCCCATATCTACTACTTGAACGACCATAGTAGAAATCTCTTCATTCTTAACTGCTGTTTCCGACTTTATTATCCCACCTTCATAAGTATCTTTAACCCCGGGAAGAGCTACTAAGATGTGGTACCCCGTAGGTACAGGTATTGTTTCTGGTGTTATCTCAATATCTTTCTCGTCTGTTGCACTTAAATCACTCATATAGTTATCCTATTCTGCGTCGTTGTCTTCCGAGTAAGCCTCGACGATATCTAAAAGCGCGCGCTCAGCTTCCGCTAGCCCACGTATTACGCCAGTCATATGGCGGTAGTCTCCAAAATCCTTAGCTGAGTCGTTAGCTAAACTATCAGCTGCGCGGTCCATAGCGCTCCGTAATTCGGCGCGGTAAAACTCCGCGAATTGTCTTATCATTTATTTCCCCCCGTTTGCGATTTAATAGCATCTGCTCTCATTTTTAGTCTCTCTCTTTCATCCTTCAT